CCACCACCAGGTCGGCCCGCTCGCTGCCGATGCAGGGCAGGCGGCGGCGCTGTTCGATCGACATCCTCGAAAGGCGAGCGGCGATCTCGCGCATCGATGCGGCGGGCACGATCAGCCCGTCGACCGCTTGGCGATCGTATTGCGCCAATTCTAGATGCAGGCTTGCCAGGGTGGTCACCGTGCCGCTGGTGCCGAGCAGGCGAAGGTCAGGCGTTTGCTGGGTTGCGATTCGGCGAGCGAACGGGGCGAAGCTTTCCGCCACGATGCGACGCATCTCAACGTAGCGGGCCAGTCGCGCGCTTTCCGATCCGTCTTCCTCGCCCACGGTCTCGCTCAACGAAACCACGCCCCAGGGTACGCTTTGCCAGTCGAGAATGCGCGGCACCGGTGCGCCTGGTTCGATCAGCACCAGTTCGGTCGATCCGCCGCCGATGTCGAAAATCACCGCTGGTCCGATGCCATCCTCGAGCAGGATGTGGCACCCGAGCACGGCCAGGCGTGCTTCTTCCTGGGCCGAGATCACGTCCAGCCGGATCCCCGTTTCCCGCCAGACCCGTTCGATGAATTCGCTGCCGTTGCTGGCACGGCGGCACGCCTCGGTGGCGACCGATCGGGCCAGGTGCACGTTACGCCGCTTCAGCTTTTCCGAACAGATCGCGAGCGCTCCGACCGCCCGGTCCATCGCTGCTGGGTTGAGGCGCCCAGTCTGCGACAGACCTTCGCCAAGCCGAACGACTCGGCTGAATGCATCGATGACCACGAAATTCCGATCTGAAGGCCGGGCAATGAGCAGCCGGCAATTGTTCGTTCCCAAGTCGATAGCGGCGTAGGCTTGCCCCGGCTGCCCGGGGCCTCGGCGGCGCCAGGAGGGGCCCGCCTGCAGGCCCGACTGCGAGCCATTTGTCTTGTCGTCGCCGGCGGTGTCGGAGTGCACTGAAGGCGGCTCGACCGCCGGCGTTCCGCTGCGATCGATCCCCGCGGCACCCCGCCGCTCGTCCGGCGGATTGAAATCCGCCATGTACCAAAACTCACTTATCGTTCTCACCCGCCCGAAGGCGGAACCTGGGGCCAAGCTAGCGAAACCACACAGGCCCGGCAAGTTGCGTGCATTCCAGCGGGTTGACGCGAACGGTGCACCTTTCTAGATGCGCCGCTCCAGATTGCCCCGTCGTCTAATGGTAAGACAACGGACTCTGAATCCGTTTATCGTGGTTCGAATCCACGCGGGGCATCCAGGACCTTTCTTAACATTGCCAGGCACTTAGCGGGATTGCGTGGCGATCTAGGGCGCGAATGTGCGTTGCGCCGTGTTGCTCCCGAGAACCGCGCATTTCCGCCGTTTTCCATGCGTTGCCGGCGAGTCCGTGCAACACGTCTGCGACATGCGCTGCTTGAAGGCATCTTATGATGGCGTAGGGCCACTAGAAAAAAGGAAACACGTTATGAAGTATTACGTGGAAGCTCAGTACCTCCCTAAGGGCGCGCAGCGTCCTCTCGACAATGGCATCGCTTTAGATATCGGTGTGACGGATCAGGAATTTGCGCTCGTGCCGAATGTCGGCGACTTTGTGCAGGTTGGCCTTGGAATGGGGGACACTGAGGGGCGAATCCAGTTCTCGGGGAAAGTCGTATCGCGCCTATTCCGCTATCTTGGTGATACCTGCGGCATCAATCTCGTTGTCGCTGAGACTGATGTCGATTGGGGCACTCTGATCAAGGAATGAAGTGCCGCGCGACGAAAAAAACCCGCCGGCCGCGAAGCCGACGGGTGCCAAGTTTACTTTGACGATTACCGTTCAACGATGAGGTAAGCCTTCGCTGTAGTCGCCTTCGTCCCCGTTCGGCTCGCGGTCGCACTCAGCGCCGATGTGGAGGCCACGGCGATGGATCCAGAAATCGTTCAGCGCCACTGCGCCTGCGATAATGTGATCGTCGCCAGCTTCGCAACGGTCGCTGTCGCCGTCCTCACCTGGATCGGAAACTGCGCAACCAGGTTCCGCAGCCCATTGGGCAGTGAGGTTCGTGTTGATCCCGTCTTCATCGCATTGGCCCGAGGGATCATCTTCTTCGGCCGGGTCAGCGTCCTCGTCATCCTCGTGGCCAACGTTGAACTCCTGCAGGGTTCGCAGAACGCGCGGTTTGGTATGCCATTCGACATAGGCGCCTGCCTCTAGATCGGCTTCTGGCTCTGCGTCGTCAGGGTCGCCTGCCTTGCCATCGCTGATAGCGCGGCTGAAAATCGGCTCGTCAGGGTCGTACGGCGCAAAGCGCTTGTCGAGCAGGGTTATGAGGGCATCAACCGCGGCGCCGATGTCGCTCGCGTTGTAGTCGCCTTCCAGTTGGAAGCGCAGAGGGGCTCCCTCGCGCTCCATGATCGCAATCTGTTGCATGGTTCGTACTCTCGGTTTCGGCTTTCTACGGCCGTTCCAGCGGCGGGCTGGAGCCGGGGGGTAGAAACCTGCCGAGAGACAGGCCGACGGCTTTTAAGCACGAATGCTCTGGACATGGCGCGTCGCCCCCGGCCATAAGAGCCAGGTCGCGACATGCCGCCAAGCATGCGCACTACGAGCCGCCAAGCTCGCGTCACGATCAAGCCCGCGCCAACGGGCAAATGGTCGCTATCTCGGTCCGGGTTTCTACGCCCACGGACAGATTGCATCAGACCTGATTCGAGTGCAAGTCTCCCTTCGGGGGGAGACTGACTTTGCGCACCATGGAAATCATTACAATCATCTGCGGCGTACTCGCTGCACTCATTCTTATTGCGGGCATCGGAGGGGCGAACGGAGCGCCTCAGGAAGCCGCCGCCGCCGCTCTCGCTGTGGCGATAGTTGGCATTCCGTACTGCATCACTGCAACGCTTCAGCGGCGTGCGCTGCTGAAGCGAGGTGCCGACCTCTAAGCTTTTCAGCAAGTGTCCTCTGCCAAGAGGATCGCTTCCACGCGTCCGAAAAGGCGTTGTTCCGCCGATCGATCGGGCAGGGTGCGGCGACCCGTTCACCGCCTGCGGGTTCTGGGTGTGGAGCCAGATGCCTCGAGGCGCTGGATGATGCGGAGCTCGACTGGCTCAGCTGCTGACGGGTAAATGTCCGTCGATTGACAAAGACCTAACCCTCTGGTGGCTAGAAGCGGGGCTTCAACAGGGGGAATCGAAATGGCAACGACGGCCGAACCAGCCGCAGACCGGCTTCTAGACCAAAAGTATTGCAGCGGCTGCGCGAAAGTCATTCACAAGGACGCGAGGAGTTGCCCGTCATGTGGCGCGCCCCAAGGGGGCAGAAGCATCGAGGCGAAAAGCCGCGTTGGTGCGGTGCTGCTCGCGCTGTTGCTCGGCGGGTTCGGCGCGCACAAGTTCTACCTTGGCCGGGTCGGCTGGGGCGTGCTTTACCTCATCTTCTTCTGGACCTTCATTCCTGCGATCGTCGCCTTCGTGGAGGGCATCATTTACGCCTGCATGGGCGAGGAATCTTTCCACCAGAAGTACGGCTGAGCCGGCCAAATAGAAGGCCTTCTCATACGAGACGCACCTAGCTGTCTCGCTGAGGCTCAACACAGATAGCGCGCGGGGGTGTATAGTATAGTATGGAAGATGCAACGGAAGTTGATGAGAAGCAGCTTGATCTTGGCCTCGACAAGGTAACTCAAGACCTAGCGTCATTCCTCGGCAGCAATCCCGAGGTGAAGGTGCAATTGTCTGAAGGTGACCTTCAGATCCCTTTGGTCACAATGCCGTGGGGTGATCCCTCTGTGGTTATTAAGGTGCCCTCAATCGGAGGCGATTACGACGAGCTGGTCGCTGCGCTTAACTCGCTTCTATTGCCGCCCCGTCTAAGTGCGTTGTATCATCGGGACCAACGCAGACTGGAGGTCATTTTCACGGCCCGCGCACTGAGCCCCAACCTCAAGGAAATCGATGGCCGCAAGTTCGACTTCCACTTCAAAGGGGGAGCGCTCAAGTGCCACTTTGGAGGCAGCAGCGATAGGCTCCTAGCGATAGCTGCTAACGCTCTTTTCCCGCAGAACTCTGCAACACGCTACAGGAGCCTAGCCTCTTTCGCTGACTATTTAGAGCGGCCCATGGGTGAAGGGGAGGTTGAAAAATACATTCGCTCGCAATTTGGAAGGCCTCTCTCCTTTTTTGTGGAGGAAATCGATTGGCAGGAGGAGGAGACAATAAACGTTCTCCGGCACATTTCGTTCTACCTCAGGTATTATGACGGTATAGCGCCCTTTATTCTCATACATCCGCCAGAAGATAGCACCTCCGTTAGCGCCAAGGTGCGCTTCGTCCATGGGACCTTTCCAGAAGCCATAACTTCTCGAGAGCTAAATCCGACTCTTCTTTCCTTTTGGCTAGCAGCTGCCGATGCAGATCCCGAGAATAAATTCCTCTATTGCTATCGCATCATTGAGTTCGTCTCGTCTTCATATTTAAAGAATGAAAAGCTTCTTCAGGTAAAGAGGATTTTGGCTGATCCTGCCCTTCTTTCAAAAATCGAGCCATCTGTGGATGCGCTGGTTGGCCTCATCCGAGAAGAGAAGCCTGATAGCGTAAATCGGTTTAAGTCTGTCGTGAATGAGCTCACTCGACGCGAGGTGATCTGGCCGGAAATTTGCGCCAACCCGCAGGCGTTCACCCAAACCGTCACCTTCGACGGCGGATTTGAGCTACCAAAGCTGGTTGATGACGTTGACAATATCTCTAGGCTTGGCCCAACGGTCATTTTATCGATGGCGGGAATGTTCAGAAATATTCGCAACGCGCTCGCACACGGGGGCGAGGATCAAGCCGGACGAGTCATCTTGCCGACAGCCCGGAACGCAAAACTGCTGCAACCATGGGTACATTTGATCGTTGCGGTGTCAGGTGAGGTTGTGTTGCACGAGAACCATACCTAACTGTTTGACACGCCTGATCCCACGTTGCATCTGAATCGGTGTCAACGGTTCGGATACGAATTGCAGGTACAAGCCCCCCTGCCCGTTGAAGGGAGATCATGATGAGCACTGGCGACTAACCTTCTATCGCCCTTAGTTTTCACCCTTCGCCGCCCCTAGTGGGCGGCGAAGTCGTTTTAGCCTGTCGTCAGCTTATCGACTCGGTTGCTCGCCTCGGGGTACCCGCGGCCAAAGCGTCGGCGCCCTAGGAGGTGTGGTGGACGAAGATGACAAGCCGCGCACTTCAGCGCGCCAGGCCACTCCGCCGACCAGCTGGCGATGCTCGAGTTTCTCGGCAGCCCGCCGGTGCTAGAGGGCAGTAGCGTTGCGCTATGGATTGCCTCCGGTAGCGAGCGCGACGGAGTGCGCAGCATCGCGCCTTCGCACGTACTAGATCACCCCTGCCCGGTTGTTGAGGTGCTCGGCCGACGTCGGGCAATCATGTCGAACGGAGATCTTCACTCTCAAGGCACTGTTTAGAGACGAGCTATTCGTCTTTTGCCTCACTGTTGTCACCCGTCTGTGAGCCGATTGTTAACCGTGCTCTCAACATCCATGACAGTCCTCGATTGGACTCTAACACCTGCAACCATTTCCATTGCTCCCCAGGCCCCGAGTCCCTCGTTGGCCGGCTTCGAGAGGATTTCGCAATGGAAGTTCAGGCAAGCAGCACAGCGACCCAGTCATGGATCAACAACGGTAGGAACGCGCTTCCTGAATGGATCGAACCTCACCTGGCTGCGCAACGGGATCATAACGGCTCGCTCCTGGTGCATACCAGGATCGGCCGAGACGCGGCACGGGCGCGCGTGCATGTAGGTCAGGTTGCTCTCCTACGGGAAGGCGTCGTCTATTCGCGAGATCCTCAGGAAGCGGGTGCGTTGCTCTCTGAACTTGATGCGCTCGATCGCGCAGCGCCAGCACATCCCATAGGCCCGGGGAAGTCTGTCGATCGGTCTGGCTGCGCTCCGCTGAAGCGTCGGTCAACTCGCAAGCGCGCTGCCGATCGTCAGCGGTCATATGCTCCCCCGCTTGGCGCGCTACCAACAATTGAATGGGTGCACCTGGAGCGGTTGTCAGTGGACTCCGCCTACCAGCGATCGACGGATAACGATGCCTCGCGCCGCCTCATTACCTCGATCGCGGCGAAATTCGACTGGAGGCTGTGCGCACCACTCGTGGTCTCCCGGCGGCCGGATCAAACCCTTGTGGTCATTGACGGGCAGCATCGAACACTGGCGGCTAAACGCCGGGGCGACATTCCACAGCTTCCCTGCTGTGTCTTCAGCTACGAAGGCCCTGAGGAAGAGGCGCGGATGTTCATTGCTGCCAACCGGGCCAGGAAGCCGATGAACCGCCTGGATGATTTCCATGCAGCGCTCGCCGCGGCCGACGAAGACGCGATGGAGATCCAACAGTTGGTCGCTGATGCGGGTCTTCAGATCACGCGAAACACCGCGTCGGCAGCTTGGAGGCCGGGAGAGATCGCCTTCACCACTTCTATAGCGAGTACGATCCGCAAGCACGGTGCGGCAATCGCCTCCGCTGCGCTCACAAACATTGCCGAGGCTTTTGCCGGTCAGAAGGTGCTGCACTCTGGATCGATCTTCCTCGGTATTGTGAAGGTCCTTGGATCGCCGCCAGAAGGCTTTGACCCTGACCGCTTATTCCGAGCACTGCAAATGCGCGACGCCGAAGAATGGGGTGCCTTGGTGAAGCAGCTGAAAGGTGGCGACACCCGGGCTGCTGCAATCCGCGATGCACTGCTCATCGCATATGATGAGGTGCCGGCGGAGCTGAGCTGAAGCGGGAGTTGATGCGGGTCCGACGTTACGGAATGGGGAAGGTGGGGCCCCCGTGACCTATACCCTTCAGGCTCCTACGAAGGAAGTTGCAGGACCATCCGGCGGGCGCTTATGCGCAGGCGATGTCGATACTCGCATTCCTGGCTGTTGCGGTCATTCCAGCCGGCCAGAGCTTCGAGTGTACGCCCACTCGCGTTTGGGACGGGGACGGCCCGGTGTGGTGTGCCGAGGGACCGCGCATCCGGCTGTCAGGCATCGCAGCCCGCGAGAGCGACGGAACCTGCCGAACCAACCAGCCGTGCCCTAAGGCTAGCGCAGAGGCGTCACGCAACGCGCTGGTGGCCCTGGTGGGCAAGTCGACTGGCCGAAGCGGGGAAGGCCATATCCTTGTGCGCGGCCCCACCATGCAATGCCGATCTGTCGGCAGCGGAGGCGGAACCCGCACTGCCGCTTGGTGTGTCTCGCCAAAGGGCGGGGATCTGTCCTGCGCTATGATCCGCGGCGGATGGGCGCTACGATGGGACCGCTATTGGCGCGACCATCGCTGCAGCTAGTCTCTGTCGCGTCGCCCAGGTCCAGCGGAGAACGAGCGATCTCCTGTGCGGTCTCCGCCGACGCGATGTGCCAGAGCGTCCACGTCGTCTGCTAGAACAAGCTCCGGGAACGCGGTCGTAAAGCGCTGCGCATCCTCTAACCTGCGGAAGTGGTAGGCCGTCACTTGCCCGCAGCCCGTTGCCGGAGCGGGTCCCCAAGACCACGCCAACTTATCAAGCTCGGCTGTGAGCCAGGCGCTGACTCGGCCTGAGATCAGCTGCATCCCGCCATCCGGAACGATGACCTTCACGCGGACCGGGTAGGCTTTATCGTCGATCTTAAACCGTGACTGAGAGCGTCTAGACATAGGGTGCCGATTGGCGGCCCCGACGAGTCGGAGCAAGTGGTTTGTTCCGCATTCGTTCTCAGGACCCGGGCAATTGCCAATGTCCGATACCGGTGGGAATAGGACATCGCTTTGAATGTCGCTACGCATTGCAAGCCGACCTACAGGCGGCCCATCCAAACTACCCTTGGAGATGGCTCATCGGGATTCAAGGCGCGGAAGCCCTGTCGCAACCAAAAGCTGATCGCCCGATGGTTGTCCGGATTGGCTCCCAAGTGGATAGCAGCTACTCCGCGGCCGCTGGCCGTCTTCATCCATTCTGCGAAAAGTTGGTGCGCTAAACCCTGACCCTGGAGGCGGGGTGCTAAGTTCAGGTGCACATGCGCGGGGTACCGCTCGATGATTGAAGTAATTGCCTGGCTAGGGCGGTGGATCATAGAGGCACGCTTCTGATCGGCCGACCAACTCGGGGCCGGAGCCAGACGGGGATCATCGTAGACAAGGCGAAGGGATGGCCACCACTCCTCTTCGAGTCGTCGCACCCAAGTGGCGGTGTCTGGTGTGCCTAGTACGAAACCGCCGACGCCGTGTTCATCCTCCACGACAAGCACCAATTCGGGTTGCAGCTTAGCATAAGGGGCAGCGTAAATGTGCCCGACGAGACGCGGGTCCTCGTAGAGATGGGCTGCGTCACGCCCTCTATCGCCAGTCGCCAGGGAGATATCATACAGCGCCGCGAGATCACCCTCTCCGAAAGGTCTGATGCGTATCATGACCCAATCTAAAGCGATTGATGAGGCACTCGCAATGGCCGCAATGGGGGGAAAGTGGACATCGAGTGCAAGCTAGATCGCGGCTGCCTTTCGAGGACCAAGCCACTTCAAGGTGAGCCCAGCAGACTTGCCCCAGTAAATGAATTGCGCTTAGCGGTTCAGAAACAACGAAGGATCGCTCAATGGACGAAGGCAACCAAGATAACGGCACGCTGGAGCTGGCAACAGAACTAACCATCGCCTGGCTCTCCAATCCGAACACAAGAGCGAGTGCTGACGAAGTGCCTTCGTTCCTGCAGCGGATGCATGAGGCGGTTAGCAACCTGGCGAACCAAACTCCGCAATCCGCGGATCCGGAACCTGCTCAGGAGTACCAAGCTGCGGTCTCGGTGCGGAAATCCTTGGCTTCCAAAGATCACATTGTCTCGATGATCGACGGTAAGCCTTACAAGACCTTGAAGCGGCATCTGTCTGGCCACGGGCTGACGCCGGAGCAGTATCGCAAGCGGTACAATCTGAAGCCCGATTACCCGATGGTTGCGGAGAGCTATTCTCAGGCGCGGCGCGAGATGGCCAGGACTATTGGATTGGGACGGAAGTCGAAAGAAGCTGCTGAACCATCAACTCCCGCTTCCCGTGGTCGCCGGAAGAAGGCCGAAGCTCAGCCAGGCGAGTAATCTAGTGAACGAGGAATGAGGCGGCGGTGCACATCGTGCCGCCGCCTCATTGTACCTCCATGGAGAGCGTGAACTACCCTGCTTGATCGCCGGTAGCTTGGTGTACGTCCGGGATGGGTCGTCAGCTGACATCGATCATCCTAAGAGTGCCAGCAATGCTGGCGCAATCAGCGTTCGCTCCTGAGAGATATCCTGAAGCCATCGATGCAAATTGATTTTGGCCTAAAAGGCAGAAACTACCTCATCACTGGTGCAAATTCCGGCATCGGTCGGGCGATCGCCTTCGCACTTGGCCAGCACGGTGCAAATGTGGCCGTGCACTACCTGCCGGAAACCCTCGCCGTCCAAGGCGCAGCTCATACCGTCCTAGGTGAGGATGCTGCGCAGGAAGTTGTCAGCGCGATCGAGCGTCTGGGTGGAAAGGCCGTAGCGCTCGCCGCAGACCTGAGCATCGAGAACGACGTGGCCAAACTTGTAGCCGCAGCTGAACAGGCAATCGGGCCGCTTCAAGGCTTAGTGAACAACGCTGCCGCTTGTGAGTTGCCTGACAGTCTGGCCGATGCCGATTTTGGCCGGTACCGGCGGCACTATGATGTCAATTTGGCCGCCCCGGCGGTGCTTATGGCCAACTTCGCACGCAGCATCTCGTCCCGGCCTCGGGCAACCGGGTGCATTGTTAACATTAGCACTGACGCAGCCCGAGCCTTTCCCGGGCAAGTCTTTTACGGAACGAGCAAAGCTGCTTTAGAGGCGATGACTAGAGCGGCTGCGATCGAACTGGGGCCATCGAGCATCACCGTGAATGCAGTGGCTCCTGGCCCGGTTCAGACTGGCTACATCGATGATGCGCTGGAGCAGCAAGTGCTCCCGTCCATTCCCTTGCGTCGCCTCGGCAAGCCAGAGGACATAGCCGCAGCAGTGATGTTTCTACTGAGTGATGGATCCTCTTGGGTAACAGGGCAGATCATCCAGGTTGCAGGTGGACACGCGCTTTAGCTGATCGACTCGCAACGCCTCTCCGCTACCGGCGGTCAATGCTGCTTTTCAGTGCGCGTAGGTGAAGCAGTCACGGCTTCTCGTCGGTCAGTCATGTCGGGATTGCCGGCGTGCACCGATTATGTCTTCCATGTCGTAAGCTAAATCGAGCCTCACTGGCCAAGTCACCGCTTCTGAGCCCGATTAACGCCCGGCTGCTCACACACCTGATCTGCACGCTAGCTAAGCGCGCTTGGCGTCTCCAGCAGCTGATTGATCCGCCGCACGATCGCCTGATAGTTGCGCGCACCCTCCAGGTCGCCTTCTGCCAGCAACTCGTCAGCGCGCATAGCCGCATGGATCGGCGCATCATTCACGTGCCGCTTGATGTAGTGCTGAGCACAGGCCCAAAGCTCCCACTCAGACAGCACTGCGACGAACCCAGGGATCGGTGGTCTGCTTACGCACCATCAGATCTGGATAGGGCCGGCAGAGCAGTCGGGCGTCATCTGGTGCCCCGTCGAGCCAGTCGCCCCAATCATCTCGCCGCAAGATCACCGGCATCCGATCGTGCACGTCGGCAACGTGGATGCAGGCCTCGGTCATCACCATCGAATAGGCGGGCCCCCATTGGGGCGTGTCCGACCAAATGCCCGCCACCGCAAAGACCGGCTCGTTCGGTAGCGCGAACCAGGTGCGGGTCTTGTTGCCGGCCTCTCCTTCAGCTTCCGCAAACTGAGTGACCGGGATCAGGCAGCGGCGTTCCGCGAAGCTGTACCGCCACATGAAGCTGTCAAGCTTGTCAGCCCGCGTGTTGTTCACCGGCTTCGGCTTGAGCGGCAGGCCGGTCTTCTTGCTCCTCAGCGTGAGCGGGAAGCCCCAGGTCATCGAGCGGAGCTCGCCACCCGCTACCACCATGCCGGGATAACCGGGATAAACTTCTGATGCCGCATTACCGACGCTCCCAACGCTGGCACTGAACCAGCGAGCAACTTCATCGGGCGCTTTGGTCATACGGTAAAGGTTACACACGGGCCTTGAGTGCTTCTGCGGAGGCTACCAGTCAATGGCGCATCGGGAAGCGGATGATCCACACGCTCGGGCTGCTGCCAGAAAATGCCTAGCATCACGCACCCTCCTTGTAACACCAATGTCGAGCAAGATTGCTGCAGTATATGCCAGGCTAAGGTTCTATAGAACTGAGGCAGGAACCGGAATGACAGGAACAATTCGGCGCCTTCTTTGGTCAAGCATATTCCAACCCGAGTCGACGAACATCTCTCTGCGCGTTCAAGGCTCGCATGCCTTCAAACGGTTAAACGTCTCAGTTCTTACAGTCGCGTTCTCATTAGGGGGGTGCGCTACAGCGCCGCTTGGAGAAGCTGCCGAGCTTTCGGCAGCAGGAACCCAAGCGAGCGCCAAGCTTCTGGGTGCATCCCAGTTGGTCGAAAGCACCTTTGCGTCGAGCATCACGAGCGACCGGTTTTTGCGGGCGCTGCAGTCGGCCGGCGTGCCGCAAGGAACAGGATGTTTTCTCAGGACTGATCTGCCCTTAGAGCCGGCTACAGGTGGCACTCCGAGCGCGCCACAGGAGTCACTAGATAAGATCACCACAGCACTTCGTGCCCGGACCCAACTCGCCACTGCCCTAGGCAAGTCATACTCCGCCATGAGTGCGCTTGCCACCTACAATGCGCGAGGTGCTATGGAGGCGGGCATCACTGATGTGTTCAACGCGACGAATAGCTTACGCGCGGCCGTTGGGCTTTCGCCAGTATCTGACACCCTAGGCTCCATTAGCTCGGCCGCAGTTGCGGCGATTGTTCAGCAACGACAGCTAAGTATGGTGAAGCGAGCTTCGGCGGGACTTAGAGGGGGTCTAGTTCATTATCGTGAGGGCCTCGAGTTTGGGAAGAAGACTACGGTTTCACTGGTGAAGGATAGTATCGAGGAAAGCTACGCCCTGCGCATCGCGCTGTGGCGCCGGGGCTTTCTGGATGCGAGCCAGCTTCTTTCCGACGCAGGGGGTGGCGCTGGACTGTCCGCAATCACCGCGAGCGAACCACTTTTTACAGCAAGGAACGAGGCTCTTTGCCTCGCCGTGAGGGGCGCACTTGAAGGCAGGCGGGAGGAAACATCTAAAGCGATCGAGTCAGAGTATCAGGCACAGATCGAGATAGTTGATGCTTTGATAGCTAGTCATGAAAAGTTCGAAATGGGCGCTCCGCTGGATTCGACTCACTTGGCTGCCATGTTCGATCAATTGACATTGTTGGTCCAAAAGATCGGAGATCCGGACAGTGACAACTAACTCGGGTAGCTTTGATCTAATCGAAGAGACTTGGTTCAATCTACGCCGCTCTTTCGATGATGCTCAGCAGCGCCTGAGTACAAAGGCGGCCCGCGAACGCCTGCTTGCCGATCGAGATGGGGCGCGAGACGCTTATTATGCGGCACGAGGTAAGGACTTTGATGAGCAGGACGAGTTCATCAAAAAGACCAAGAAAGAGTTGGCGAGAGCAACGGCCGCAATGAAAGTCGAGCTTCAGTCACTTGAGGACTTGGATAGCTTGCTCAAGGCAGTATCGTCCGCAGTCAAGTTATCCGCTGCACTCGCAGGAATGGTGGTGGCCTGAGCGGCCTAGGCTCTTAACGGGCGTAGGCGTGGGCCAGCTGGGTACTAATGTGCAGAAGCTAGGTTTGAGCGTCGCGCGGGGTACCGACCGCGGTCATGCTGGGTCGCAAAGCCGAGCCGTCGGCATATGGTTATAGCCGCTTGGCTGTTTCTCCCAATTCCGCTGGTCTGACCCCTGAGTTACCCTTCTCAGTCGATTGGGAGGGAACATCCTTTATGTTTCAGATTATCCCCGCCATCGGCACGCTGCTAGCATTAGCCGCCTTCTTCTTCGCAGTATATTTTCGAACAGTTCAGAAATATGCTAAGATCGGAACCGAAAGCGTTCGCGAATTGGGCGAAATGCCTGCCCGGTCGCGGCTGGATGCTACCAAGGTTCTTGTTAACGTTTTCGACCTAGACGTAAAAGCTCTTTCACCAGATCAGCAGTTTCAGTTGGCGCAGAAGACTTTCGAGAAACGGGAAAGTGAATCCAGGCGGAACTTCATTCTTCTGATATCCGGCGGTGTGATCCTGCTTCTTTTCGCTGCAGGTTATAGTGTGGCGAAGCTAGATGGTGCGTCGATGGTTCGTACTGCCCTAGCGTTGGATGAAGGGAGCGCGACTTCGGCACTTAATGGCAGTGGGTTCTACCAAATATCTGACATGCGCCTCGTCGATACTCTAGCCAACAGGGCGGTGGTTGACCGTTCGATTGACGATCCGTTTGAGCGGGCTGACAAATTCAGAGTGAGGTTAGCGCGACAACCAATCATTCTTGCACTTCGCGAACGGGCGCAGCAGGATAAGGCGCCTTTCGAACTTACGGGCGACATATTGGATGTGTCTGTCCCGACGCGTCCCGATCAGCCTCCGAGGTTTAAAGTATACGTTCGCCGAAACTCACCGCTAGCCGGCCGAATCGTTACGATCAGGGCGAAGGGTCGGGATCAATATCTACGGCTTCATGCTCAGGGCGCTATCGACTCTGATGGCTCGACAGATGTTCAGCTCAATTACGAGCAGTTTACAGAGGTGTTTGGTGATAAGCCGCGGGACTTACGCAAAGCGCTCACGACACCGTCCTCTGCGCAAAGCGTCTTTGATCCGACTTGCCCGAAATATGAGGGATTCAGGATCACCACTTGCGACCTCGAAGCGAAGATCGAGCTTGCTGCCATACCCTCATAGAACGCCCACCAATGCTCTGGTGAGCCTAGGTCTCGCAGTTTTATCTCCCCTATCCTGCTCAGGTGCTTGCTGGCAGCGCTAGAAGGCACAGGTTTGAATTGACCATCTAACGCTCCTTCGGCCCGATGAACGCTGGGCTGCTTTCGCTCTTCGAACACCGGAAGTGGCTGGCGGCAGAGGCTTGACCGAGACGGGATCACGTGCCGAGGCTTGACAGCACCTTGGTCGAACCGATGTCCAATTTGTTGCGGACGGCGAGTATCGGTTCACTGCTCGCGGCATTCGCCGCATTAATCGCCGTCCCGCGCTAGGCGATTGGGGTTGATCGGCGTGAGCTAGCTCCCGCGACATGCTTTCTCATTTTTTCGGCGAATTGAGAGTGGCTTATCCGGCAAATCTCTGCAACATTTGCGTCCCTGATCGGAGGTTGGCTTACCATGTGGACAGCTGTTCTGGCTTACGCGGCTGCCTGCATGGTGATCGGTGTACTCGCCGTCACGGGTGAATGGCTGGCAGAGGCCTGGCGTTTGCGGAAGCCGGGGCAATCGCGACCTGCTCGTCATCAGCCAGACTGAAACTGTCCGCCGAAAGAAGCCGGACGGCGTTTGATCCCCTCCCAGATTTTACCTCGAGTTCGCCGCTGATAGTCAGATCCTGCGCTGCTCGGCCGAACCTTTCGATGGCGGCCACGCCTACAACCTAGCCCACGATTGGTCAGGAACCCCCTTGTCTCAGAGGGGCCAAACAGGCTTGACCGTAGCGCCCGCACGGGCGATGAAGGCGCTGGATGCTCGGGGCTTGCTCGCCCCTGGTTGGAAACCCCGTCAACTGCTACGGTTGGCGGGGTTTCTGTTTCGGGCATCTTCGGCAATGCCAATTGGCAGCGACGCCGACCCGCTATTGCACCTCCAAGGCCAAAGCCCACGCACGGCCAGCTTCCGCCTGCAACGTGTTCGTCGTGCAAATGCGAACGTCGCTGGCGGGCACCGTCACGAGCTCGGCTGCATCCAGCTTGGCCGCTGGATCGGCTGCTTCAACGTATCCGGCGCCGTCATCCGCGGCGGGGGCAGCGGCTCTGCCGGCCGCACTTCGATCTGCCGGGCACCGTTGCATGCGGTTAGCAGCAATGAAGCGCTCAGCATCGTCAAGGTGGCCCACGCGGGCTTGTTCAGCGTCATTGTCGATCCTTTCGGCTAGCTCTTGATATCGGCGCTCGGTGGCAGCCTTTGCGGCCATGGCGGCGCTCAGCGCATCGTCCTGTGCATTGTCGAAGTCGTCGCTCTTGCGCTGCAAGCGATCGGCTTTCGGTCGCACGCCCTCGATCGATACGGGCCACAGTTCGAAGCCCTCGAGGCGGATCGTCTGCACGACCAGCAACGCAACCAGCAGGACGACGATGATACTCGCCAGGCCCATTCGGGAGCCGAGCTTGGCCAGATGAGGCGGGATCATGGCATTACCTCCAGAACCTGTGGCGCACCCGTCGCAACCGATGTCGGCCCGACAATCGTGCGCTCGTTGCCCCGCGCCAGCCGCTCCAGGCTCTGCGTCGCATATCGCCAACACAGCCGATGCCGTGAATTGTAGAGCCCGTGCTCGACGCGGAAGATGCCCAAGACCGCGGAAGAGACGTTACAGGACGAAAGTTCAGCAGTGCCGGAACAAGTATGAGCGAAAAGCCCAATCCACGCGGCGCACACATCGCGATCGGCGCCGCGGTCGGTGTGGTCATGGGTGTCGCTACGGACAATATCACAATGGGGATTGGTGTCGGAATCGTCTTCGCAATTGCTTTCGCCCTGGTGCGAAAGCGGCAGAGGTAGGCGGCCTAGAGGACATCAAACAGGGGCCGACTGTCCCAGCATCACACCAGCCCTCGCAGGCACAGGGCGCGCTCGCGCTCACGCCGGCGGGTCAGGCCCAGAACCGGGCGCAGCAGGCCGTTCACCCGCGCCTTGTTCCACATCAGGAAGGCATGGCACGCGCCCTGGTAGTTCCCGGCATTGAACCGCCGGGCCACGATCGAGCTGCAGTAACCGGCAACTCCGATGTTGTAGGCCAGCAGGGTCGCAGCGCTCACCTGGTTCGGATACCGCGCCGGATCCAGCGCAGGCGTGCAGCGCAGGACACCCGTGGCGTGGATGACTAGCTCACGTTCAAGCAGCGCAGTGCACTCTGCCTCCGTGTAGACCTGGCCGGGCTTCACGCCGCGAGTGATGCCGTCGCAGGCGGTTGGGACGCCTGCGATATCGAGATAGGTCCGCAGGTACTGCTTGCCGGAGATGTGCCGAACCTCGGCCGAGCCGTCGGCCGCAATCGTCACGTCGACCTTGCGTCCGCTCTCCTCTTCGGGGGTCAAGGTCAGCAGGATGGCGGCCGCCGTCGCTCCAACCAATGCGAACAGGGTGCCAGCCTTCTGGGGCGGGGTCACCGAGCGTTGGCCGGCCGCCTCCATGCCCTCTTGCCCGACCTTAATTCCCATCGGACTTCTCCAGCTTGGGCTGACGCACCATTCTGGCCAGCATTGCTAGCCCGAAGAGGACGGCGCCGATGCTAGCGACCAGAGTGATCGGGGCGCGGGTCCGCACCTCCGGCGGCATCATGTTCCACACCACCAGCACAGACACTGGGTCGATGGCGATGTAGCTCAAGATCAGGAGTCCGAACGCGTTGATGCGCTGGCTCCACATGCGCCACCACTGGCGGGCTTCTTCGATCAGCTTCACAGATTGATCCTCCCGGTGGCCACGAGCACGATGAACACCGCGGTGATCAACGCGATTGCGAACGGCCCATATTTGAGCAGGGTATCGGCGAAGTTGCGGGCACCCCTTCGCTCCCGAAGGTCGCCTTCAAGGATGTTGACCTTCTCTTCGAGCGCGGCGACGTCTGCCTTGAGCCCGTCACGCTCGATCACGGTCAATCGGGTGTCCATTCCCGAGATCGTGGTGATGATCTTGTCGAGCTTGATGTCAGTCGCTTCGCCGTGCCGAGCAAGGCGATTGACCGCGTCGGTATTCGCCCGGATCGCCTCGATTAGCGCGAGCCGCCCGAGCTGATCGTCAACCATGGGTGTCATGACGTTGCTGCCAGGCATCAGTGATTGCCTCGCCAGCGGAGGGGGTCGGGCATGGTTGGTCTCCTGACAGTGGAAGTAGGTAGGTGGCGAAGCCCCAGATCGGCTCTTCGGGACGAACTGCTGCCTACGGCGATCAATCGCCGGCTCGATCCGCGCACCTCCATGCTGAACCATGTCGCTGCTGCGGCCGAGGGAATGAGGTGTGGGTGATTTAGACCTCGTTGTGGTCCATCCAGGGCGGTGCAGAGCACGTGCATGCTCGGCCTCGCGGGGCCGGTCGGCCCTCCCTTGCCGCGAAAGGATCTGCGTGGCCGGTTCTTATGCAGTACTTGCGATATGCCTGAGCAGGTTAAGAGGTGTCATCTCTCCGAAAATACAGCCTGCAAATGGGGCGGCGTAAGGCAGCAACCTTGCTATTATTCTGGAAGCAGATCACGGGGGTCCAATGAGCGCCTATCTAGTTCCCGTGCTCGGCTTCATTGCAATCGCACTTGCGCTGTTCTGGCCCAGCATTCACAGGCGTTATCGCCGTTGGCGCTACCATCGTCACAGGCGCCTCAATCCTGAGGAAGACGAATAACACCTGGTCGGGGGCGTGTGGTGACGGGGCGGCTGCGAGAATTAGACGGCTTGCGAGCCGTGGCTATCCTAGTTGTGGTAGCGTTTCACTACACAAGCCGCTTCCCTGGCTACTACCCGTACAAAGAGATCACTCTGTTTCAGCACGGGTATCTCGGTGTCCACCTGTTCTTCGTGATCTCGGGCTTCGTAATTGCCTCGTCACTGCTCCCCAGTCGGAGTGTCGTCGAATTCGGCATCAGACGGTTGGCCCGCCTCGTGCCACCGATGATTGTCTGCTCGCTGATCACATTTGCAACTCTGACAGCGCTCGAGAACCCATTCGCGGACCTTCGAAGGGCCAATCCCTTGGATTTCCTCCCATCGTGGTCATTCACCCATCCAGCATTTTGGAAGTGGATGGACGGCGACATCAAATATGTCGATGGCGTCTACTGGTCACTCTTTTACGAAGTGCGCTTCTATCTTTGGGCCGTGGTGATGTTCTTTCTACTCCCCAAGGAGCGGTTTGCTGCATCGTTTGCCTGGTTCACGGCCTTCTCATGGTTGGGGTACATGGCTTGCTCGAAGGCCGATAACCCTGTCGTCGCACTCATGTTCGAAACGGCGTTCGCGTCAAAGTACCTCCCGCTGTTCTGCGCAGGCGTTCTATTCCACGAGTTATATGCAGCCAGACGCCGCCCTTGGACATTGCCGGCTATTGGCGCGTGTCTTCTCGCTGCGATGACGGAGCGCATGGACGTGGTCGACAGCATGGTGCTCGGGTCCATCTTCACGGTATTCTTCATTCTCGTTTATCGACCCACGTGGCTTGCGCTCCTGGCGTACAAACCGCTGACCGCGATAGGGGTGGTCAGCTACTCCCTTTATCTACTCCATCAGAACGCAGGCATTGCTCTAATGAATGCCCTCCCACTCAGCGGCTACGCCACTATTATTCCTACGGCAGCGGTAGTGTTAGGCACGGCGAGCCTGGTCTATTGGCTCGTAGAGCGGAATTCATCGCGCTGGGCGAAGATCGTTATCGCCCATCTCCCTCAAAGCTCGCCGAAGCAGCCGCTGCGCCCACAACCGGCCATACCACTGTAAATTAGCTCATTGGGGCCGATTGGCCCGGACGAGCTGGGCGGTGAAACGGCTCAAGGGGTTGCTCTCACTTGCGCTTCATGACCCGCACGAGCGCGATCAGAGCCCGATTTCCTCGAAACTGACAGTAAGGTCGGACAGAGTAACGCCATCGCCTGCGCTAGCTGTATCGACGTAGAGGATATCGCCGGGCTCAAGATATGCGTCAGGCTCGATAGCGGCAAACCCCCCATCAATCCTGATACTGGCAGGCCAGGCTGCAGAAGCATTAGATGCGCTCGCGATCGTCGAAACGACACCGCTTCGGACGCGCCGGAAGTTGAGCGTGCGGAAGTTGGTCCCGCTCTGTGCGACAGCCGCCGCGACGGAGAAAGACGCTCGGGGGATATAGCAGCGGCGTGAGGCGATGAAGGCGGTTCTGCGAATGGTGCCCGTGGCGGGAATATCCCCCAGCGACAAAGTGTGGGATTTTCCAGCGATAGCCTTGTGGGCATTGTCTTGCAGGATGAGCTGCCCGCTGATCTTGTTTCGATCGCCCCACAAGATTGTAGCCCCCGCCGCCGCCCCGATGCGCACGTCGCCTTCGATATCCAGCCGGTCGATTGTATGCTTTCCATTAGCCGGCACCGTCTGGATCGAGATGGCATAGTCCGTCGAACCGCTGCGGTTCACATTACGAATCCGCAAGCCATCGATGTCGAGCCGAACGGAAGACGACGCGATCAGGCCACCGCGAGGCGCGCCGTTGATATCCATGTTGATGATCGTTGCCTCGATAGGCAACGGGTTCCCGCTCGACACTGCATCTTGCAGCAACGTGACAGCCGCCCAGCCACTCAAATCAGGGGCCAAAGTGTCGGTTAGCGTCCAATTGACCAGGCTGAGGTTCTTGGCCCCGGTGACTTGGACGAACCCGCAATCCTTGAGGTTGTGGTTTGCCAGAGTGAGGCGCGTCACAGGCCCCTCGAGCGGCTCAGTCGGATTGTCCGTGCCAATGATGATCGAGGGGTTAGCTGCATCGCCGCAATTGAGGCCAACGCACGCGGATATAACAATGTCGTTCGAGATCGTTATCGATGAAGGTGCCGCGTTCTCCAAAAATTCGGCATAGGTCGGCTGCGTCGTGTATTTATAGCTGATCGTATAGATGTTGCGGACACCGCGCGCCGCGATCGGCGGTATGGCTGCATTCTTGACCGAATTGAAATCGATCGCCTGGCCGAGGCGAGGATCGCCAGGGTTCCAATAGACCAGCGAGCCGATCGTATCGGCCACGCCATCGAAATCGGTCGCCTCGCTGAAGTCCTTGTAGAGGCAACCACCCCAGGCGAGGCCCGTCAGATATCGATAATTCTCGCCCCCGGTGACTTTGCTGTGCAGCTGCCCGACGCGCACGATGGCGCGGCAGTTGTCCAGATGATCGCCATAGCCGCGTCGCATGCCGCTGTTGTAGCGAACCGTCGCGATGTAGCGGATATCATCAGTGCAAGTGATGTGGGTCGCGCGCTGGTTGGTCGAGACGGCATTGCCGTCATCCGACATGTCGAATTGCGTGCCGAGGAACGACAAGCCCCGCCGCGTCCCGGCTGCGGTGTGCCGAGGGGTCGCGAACATCGGCTCGACATAGGTGCCGGCAGCGCCTCTGCCCTTGGCATGAAAGACCGCGCTCCCGAACGTCACATCGTTCAGGTTGATCAGAACGGCGGTGTAGTAATCGATCCCCTGCTGGCGAAACTGGCCGACATTCGTGCTGGTCAGGAGCCGGACGGTGCCGGGGGCGACGATGGCGCGGCGATCGCGGTTCGTGACTGCCGTTTGCAGTGCTGCTGCATTTGCTTCGGCCGAACTGGCATCATCGGCAAAATTGGCTCCTACGATTGGAGCGCCAACTACTCCATCCAGAACATCAGCCAGAACACCCCGCGGTGTACCGACCAAGGCCGACCCACTCTGCGCCGCGAGCGCATCCGTGGTGGCCATCGTGCGCTGTGGGATCGCGGCGCCTGCCTCATGTAGATAGATCGTGACTGTGCCATCGCCGTCATCGACGGCGAAGCTTTCACCCGAAGTCGTAGCAGCGAGACCGGCCGCCGTGCTGGCATAGGTCGGGCCTGATGCCGACTCTGCGGTGGCAGACGAAAGCGCAGAAGCTCTAGCCGAGTTGTCGGCCTGAGAAGCCCTGATTGAGGCGAGTTCGGTGTTTTCGCCCCAATAGAAATAGGAGAGCACCCCATTAATCGGGGCCGTCAGATCAGATGGCATTTGTCACCTTTCCAGAAATGGTCGCCGCCCCAGCGAAGATGCGGGTAAAGTCCGCTCCATCTGGCGCGAGAAGCGTATCGAACGCGAGATGGACCAGGCCATTCCCGTCATCGTCAAAAGGCAGAGAGCTGGTCTGCATTTCATTCAGAGACAGTCGAAAGATCGTGAATGTCCCCTCTGGAACAGTCACAACTTCAGGGTCTGTCACTGTGAAGTCGATGAGCGGAACGCCATCACTGTCAGGGTCGAAGCGAAGGCTCGCGCGAACCTTTGAGGCCGGCATCGACACCTTGATGGCGAACGACCACGCGAAGGGCACTCCGCGGTCAATGTTGATGGACACAGGCCCTTGCTTGGCTTTGCGCAGGTGGCGCAGCCATTCGTCAAACGTGGTCGCCACAGCGATCCTTTCGATTGAAGGTAAGCGGGTTAGGCCGTCTCGAGCGCGGCGATGCGTGCTTCGAGGTTCGCGATGTCAGACGGTGTGAAGTTGCCTAATTGCTGCGCATCATTTGCGAACAAGGCCACGTCGACGGTGCTCGGCGTGGCCAACTCCGTCCAATCAGCGACTGTGCCGGTGAGCCCGCCGTTATGCACGAAGTTCGTCTCAGTGTCGGTGCGGACCGCGATGTCACTTTGGCGCGCTGGCAATGCGATCATTGCCTCTTCGCTGTCGACGACAAAGGGCTGATTGCGGGTGCTGTTGGTGTCGGTTGTGTCGTCTCGATCCGCAGGGTCACTTAGAGCCGGGGTAGGCGGCGCAACGGCAGTTTGCCCGAGGGCAAAGGCGTGCTTCGAGGCGCTCTCTCCGACAAAGCTCAGCGTGACCTTCATCGAGGCGACATCGATGTCGCGCGACAGAATAATCGCTGTGATGTCGAGACCGAGAGAAGGCAGAATGAGGCGCAGGCATTCGCCGGGACGATAACGCCGCCACTGCGGCTTAAGTGTGAGCGAGATCGGGCCCAGCTCGCGACCGTCGACAAGCTCATAAGCGGCAAGCTGCGCTGCTTGGTCCTTGTCCTGCACCAGGTTGAACTGCCGCTCTTCGACCTTCTCTTCACCGTCCTCGGCTATGTAGGCCGGCACGGAGATCATCTCGGCGGAGACGTACTCCCAGTGATGATCCTCACTGCGGTACTTTGGCACGATGCCGTTCAGTCGGTTGCGATAGGACTGCATAGCTGCGACGGTCATGTCGTCGTCAGCTAGATCGTCCTCGGTGACGGTCTCCAGTGCGATCATCGGCGCGCGATACCGCACCGTGAGGACGCCACCGGCGAAGACCGGCTCGGCTCCGCCCGCGGCCATGATGTCTTTGAGGTTGGCCCAACGGTCGCCAGGCTCGGAAATCACCCCGCCAACCTTCCAGCCATTCGCATCACACACGTTCGCCCAGGCACTGAAGCGCGCGAGGTCAATGCCTGTCGTGGGCAATCCGATGCCGAGCACCTTCTTGCCGTTCTGGTGCCGTCCGTAGGCATACGCGACGGCATGCAGTGCTGGGTTCTCGGAGTATGCCCATGTGGTCTCATCACCGATACGCTGCGTTCCGGAGCCACCTTGAAATGTACTGTCGAGGCGCGGGTCATAGACCCTCACGCCCCGCCAGATTGCGCCGAAAGGCGGCAGGCCGCTCGCGAACCTTTTCCCGTCCTTATCGAAATTGAAGCCCCAAAGGATCGCCGCCTGTCCGGATAGCCTATGTGCTGCAGCCCAGTTCGGCATGTTGGGCCACTGCGGAACCAGTGCCGATGCCTCCGGCGTGGAACCAATCTGAGTGTCGGTGAAGAGGAAGCCCGAGTACCAGGCTGAAACACCCTCGAAGTCGGTCTGCACAGTCTCAAGAGCCTCAACCGGTCCCGCCCCCGAATAGACGATCACGGAACCACGATACGGGTTCTTCACCTTGCCGACTTTGCCGCCGTAGCCGACATCGTGGCGCATCACGCCGCCCGCGTAAGTGCGGCCCATTAGGTACGGCTGCGGAGCGTCGGTCTGGATTAGAATGTTGGAGACCGAGCCGCGTGCGCCTGGCTTCTTAGTGGTAAGTTGGGCGCCGATGCCGGCTACCCCGGCCGCGAGACTAGCATAAGCAGCGATAGATCCGGCGGTCACAGCGAGGGCTGTTCCGGCTGCAGCGATTGCTCCGACGCCGGTGGCGACCAACGCCACAGCCCCGGCAATCGTCGCGGCGGTCCGAATGACCTTACTCATACCCGCCAAGCCCCGCCAATATGCAGCGGCTCCAAAGCCGTCATGCCGGCGTAATCCTCATGCCAGCCGAGGACCTTGCTCCCGAGCGAGACTACGATCGCACCGAACCCGTCTCCGCTCTCAAGCATGGCCACGTCGCCCAACCACATTTGCGCCGGCGCAATCCTGGGCAGCATGGTGTCGAGCAGGTCACCGACGTTCTTCCAACCTCGCGCGTCAAGCGCTCGCTTCGCCGCTACTGCCGACTTGATCCGAGGCAGCGGTTCCGGCTTGTGTCCCATCTTGCGGAGGTGAAAGCGCAGCAGGTGCAGGCAAGTGCGCTCGCGCTTCCAGTCGAATGGCACCTCCCTGTACTTCGCGAAGGTCGCTTCGGTGGCGCGCTGCCTGCGCAATAGCTCCGGGGTCATTGCGCCGGGTTCTGTCTGGTAAAGCCTGAAAAGCCGCTTCCGGAACCCACGGCACTTGCGCCGGGCCGCGTCTCCACGCCCCACGCTACAGGAACTGTCAGGCCGATGGCGTTGTCATGGCCAAGTTCTCCTGGCCACACCGACTTGTGCCAGCGAGGCGAGAGCGAGTTGCCCTCGTTGAGCATGAACAAGCGCTCCGCTGTCGAGACAACCGTGATCGACAGTTCCCGCGTCGACCGACCAACTCGCAGCGATGTCTGGTCAATCTGCCCGTGAAACAGCAGGTCAGGCGCACCGATCAGCTGCCCCGCCTCTGGCGAATACTCACCTATCCATGCGCGCACCGTGCTGCGCTGATAGCCAGGTTTAGACAGTTGCGATGGAGCACTACCGGCCGGCGGTAGAAGTGTGAGTTCAAGCGCCGGGACCTCCTCACCAATGCCTTCGGTTAAAGGTTGCACGCCGCCGATGGTCCCGAAGGTCTCGTCCTCCGCCGCATAGGTCTCGCCATCGAACACTACGAAACCTGCATCGCAGAGCCGTACCGTAGCATCCGGAAGATCGATCCGGAGCAGAGCCATAAGGCCGACCCGTTCCATCAGGCCGCTTCCTCAAGCGTAAATGATATCCCACTGAGCCGAGCGACATCGACTGACCAAGACCACTCACCCCCGTCGATGAAGCCTTCGACCCTGGGCTGGGCCAGCAACACTTTAGCGCCGTTCGCGAAAGGGCGGCGGAGAGGCGGCTCGATGCCGAAAGTTGCGCGGCCATCAGCACCAACTCGGACCATAGAGCGAGCGTTGTGGAGGTAGTGCTGGTCGTTCGTGTCGATGATCGAGAGCCAGTAGCCCTCTTTAATCGTGTAGCCGGGGTTCAGACCGCGCAGCTTCAGCGTCGCACCGGCTTGTCCCGCACCGTCTACCACCGGAGATCCAGGAGAGCCTTGGCGCTCTCCGAGTAGCGGGAAGTTGATCAGCAAGCGCCCCACACGTTTAGCTTCCAAGAGCCGCGAGATGAACACCCGCGCCACGGCAGGAACCATTGGGGGAAACGACGCTTCCATGCGGAAGCGGGACCCGGGACGACCGACTTTTGCCACCGGCCCACCAGTCGCCGGACGCAGGGTGATACCGAAGTCGAGCAACGTCGGACTGACCGCGTTCGGCGCCGGTTTCTCGGGCAAGCTAATCGGCATCAGGCCACACGCCTGCGGCTGTGCGTCTGCATTTTTGCAACGCCGATATTACCGCCGGCCTGCGCCGCAGCTATGTCGCTGCCCTGAATTTGCGCCCAGAACTCTGGCGTCATCAGGTTGCCGCTGAAATGGTAAGTGTTGCCGCCGCTGGGGCCGGTACCATTGCTATAGACCCTTGAGCTCCGTGGCATCGAAACCACTTCAGGCCCACGCTCGCCGACCACCGCGAGACCGCCAGGATGGAAGCTCGTCCCATTCGCATGGGCCGGCGTATTGAGGCGGGTGGCAATGGTGTTGCCAAACAGGCCAGCGCTGCCGAGCTGCATACCCAACCCGATGACGCTTTCTAGGATGCCGAGAAAGCCGCCGCTCTTGATCGCATTGGACAGGTTGCCGAGCGACTGCAGCGCCTTGTCCGCCATGTCCTTAAAGGACTCGACGATCTGAACGGTGGTTGCTTTGCCGGCCTTCGCCAAGCTGCCCATCGTCGCCTGCAAATCCCGCATCGCCTGATCGGTGTCGGCGATTGGCCCGACATTGAGGAAATCAAAGCCCGGGCGTTTGGCTTGGCTCGCCTGGTCTCGCTCGTTGGCGAGGGCCCGTAGAGCGGCCTCGCCGGCGCCGACGCCCTGCAACGCGGCGCGCTCGGTCTGGTATTTGATTCGCGCCGCCGCTTCGGGGAACAGCCGGTCCATGATGGCGCGAGCCTCCTGAGCCATTTCCCGGAAGGCTTCCTGCGCCTTGGTGGTGGCCTTGGTCACCGGCGTGACCATCACGGCATCGAGCCGCTGCATCTGTGCAGCGATGCCGTCGACCATGTCGGGAATGTAGCTGTTACCGACCACCGCGTCGTACAGCCGGAAGAACGCGTTCTGGACCGTCTGGATGGGGTTCAGGATGCCATGCAGCACACGCCCCAGATTGTCGGTGATCCACTTCTTCGCACCGAGGTACAGGTTGCGAAGGATGGGCTCGATCTTGTCCCAGTTCCGCCATGCTAGGTAGATCCCGCCGAGCACCGCAGCGAACGCCAGCACGGCCGGGTTCAGCGCGATCAGGAGCAGGGCCTTGCCCACGAGACCCAACGCGGGCGCCAGCACGCCGAAGAACCCGATCAAGGGCGCGCCGATCGATACCAGCCCGCCGAACAGCGTCAGAACGGGGCCGATGGCGGCAACGACCGCAGCACCGATGATCGCAGCCTCCTGCATCTCGGGCGACAGGCCGCCGAAGGCATCCAGCACCTTGATAATCGCATCGGCCACCACCGGCAGGATCGGCAGCAGCTTCTCGCCGACCGTCTCCTGGAATTCGGCGAAGCTCATCTTCGCGGCCGCCATCGGGTCTGCGTCGCGCATGGCCTGTGCGGATCCGCTGAACTGTCGCTCAAGTTCAGCAAGCATGATGGCCTGCGCGCCGGCAGCGTCGCCGGCCTCGGCCATCCTCTTGATCTGCTCTTGCTGTTGCTCAGTGAACTGAATGCCCACGCGGCGCAGGGCAGCCAAGCCCTTTGCAGGCTCATTCAGCGCTTTGCCCAGCATCAGGGCCGAAGAGTGCAGATCGGTGCCCATACGCGCTGACAGGTCGATCGCTGCCTGCTGTGCTCGGTCGAACTGCTCCCCAGCCACGTTGCCGAAGGTCAGTAGGTTGGCCGTGACCTTCCGCAGAATGTCATCGTCGTCGTACAGCGAAGTCCGCGTCTGGCTCGATGCCAGCGCGGCCAGCTGGTCTTTGGTACGGCCGGCACCATCGCCCATGCTCTTAAGCGCCGATTCCACCTGGCCCATCGCCTCGGCGGATTCCTTCGCTGCTTGGACTGCAGTGTAGGCAAACGCCGCGATCGGGGCCGTCACCGCGACCGACATCGTCTTTCCGATATCGGTCATCTTCTTGCCGAACTTCTCGATATTCTTCGTCATCTGAGCGTGACGCTTTTCGATCAGCGTCGCGCCCTTTTCGAAGGCGGCCGTCTCCATCTCCAGCGAGACGGCCAAACGGGCGATGATGTCACCGAGGGCCATTGCCCGCCTCCTTCTTCGTTTTCATGTGCTTGAAGAGCTCCAGAACCCGGAGCGCACCCGCCGACCGCTGCTGCTCAGGATCAGCGAGCGGCTTCAGGTAGTGATCAAGGTTTTGGAGTTTCTCTGCGCGGGAGAAGTTGGCAAAGCGCCAGGCGCCGGCGACATCCCGGCCGATGCGGGACCGAACGATGAGTGCGTAAGTCCGCGGCGTCTGTTGCCAGAACGCCTCGGGATCTAGGCCCGCTTCGCACCATTGCCGCCAGAGATCGTCCCAGCTCGGCGTTTGGTGCTGGGCTTCTCCGGAGGGTGCGGGCTGTTCTTACCCTCGCCGATCGCTGCAACTGCAGCACGCGTCATCGCTGCTTCCAGCTCGTCACCGTGCGACTCGATAAGCGCGGTTACGTCGCCCATGGTAAGCTCGGCATGGTGCTTCTGCAGGGCGCCCCAGAACAGCGCACGGATCGCGCCGTGAAAGCCAGCCGCGGCCTTTTGCGCCACCTCGGCGAACGGCTTTTCGTACAGGTCTTCGACCTTCACTCGCATGTCGAAGTCCATGACGAGCACGAACTCGCGGCCATCTTTCAGTTTGAGGGGAACCTCGCCCTTGACCGAGTTGGTCACGGGGTTGGCTCCTCATAGGTTTCCAGGGTGTCGACGCTGACGATCCGGAAGGACGCCGTCGCGGTCTTCACATCACCGACCGAGATGCGATCGGGCCCGTAACCGGTACACCGGCAAGTGCCGCCCACCTGTGCCACTCGAATACCCTGGACGGCCAACACTGCCAGGAATGCGCGGACATCATCAGCATCGCGCGCTTCGCTCAGTTTCGTGTCAGTATCAGACAGCGGCCGATAGTTGAGCGAGACCGTGATGTCCTCGGCTTCATAGAAGGTGCTGATGAACTGGCGGCGCCAGTCCTCAGCGTCCAAGTCAGTGACATCGACCTGTTCGCGCGTGCCGCCTGTCGGGACATCGAAGCCCGTTACTCCGCGCAGCTTGTAGAGAGCGGTTCCATCGTAAAGATGGAATTCGTCCTTATAGCCCACAGAGGGGCTGACAGTTTCTGGCATTTAGGTTCTCCTGAGGCGGATCTTCAAACCAACCGGAATTCGACCAGCAGATCCAAGCTGGCGCGGTGAATCCATGTGCCGGCCACGTCCTCGCCGAGATCGCGTGGCCCTTCAGCCTTGGTGCGGCCGAACACTACGCCGTCGACCGTGGCCGGCGACGAGGTGGCGTTGATGACCCGCTCGGCCAAGTCGCGCGCGGCGAGGTAGGTGTCGGCGAAGCAATCAAGCTGAAACCGCACCACGCGCGAGGTGGTATAGTCGTCGAGATCCTCGGGACGCGGGTCGCTGATCGTCTGATACCGTATGTACGGCCGCGGCGTTTTCTGCGGCACGATGGTCGGGTAGATGCGCTTCTTGCCGCCACTCACGACGACTGCGGCAATCTCGGTATCGCTGGAGAGGCGCGTGAACATTGCCGTGGCGACATCAGCCATGTGTCAGCGCCTCGCAGCCTTGCGCGCGATCCGCGCCTTTGCCTTCTCAACTTGCTCAGTCAGCACCGTGATCACATCGTCGACCACGTTCTGGGACTCGCTGTCAGATGCCGGCCGCATGAAAGGGTTCGCCGGCATGTTGACCGTGCCGTACTCCTGCCAAGCAGCGTTCCCGCCTTCTGGCCGCCCCGTGGGGCCGGTCTCGACCGTGACGCCGCTCGACTGCGCGTACTGGGTGCGCGAAACTCGCTTGGACCTTGCGACCTTGGTGGTGATCGAATCCCACAGCTGGCCATCTTCGGCCGGCGCCAGTTCCCTGGCCCGGTCCTCGATGCGCTTCATCGCTTCGATCATCGACTTACGAAGAACATTCTTCGCCGTGGCCTTCGGAAGTTCCTCGGCCAGCGCGCGCTCAAGCTCGTCAAAGTTCCGGAGCGTCTGCTTCACGTTGCCCTCGTGGCCGTGATTTCGACCAGGCCACGTTTCGGCGTGTCGAGCGCTATGCCTTCGATGTCCCAACTGGTGGCTTGGTGGGTGATCCGATCGCTGACCAGGAGTCCCCTGGTTCTTGCATTGGAGTGCATCCGAAACGTGGCGGCTTGTTCGCCTTGCTCCGTTGCGGCTTGGCGCCGCTCCTGCCCGCGCCCGTAGACGACCTGGGCGCGCTCATCGCCAAGGGGTACCCAAGACTGGACTTCCTCGCCGGCTGCATCCTGGGTGGCTGTGTAGCGGGCGAGCGTGATGCGCTCGCCAAAGAACAGCGGCTTCATGCCAAAGTCGGCGTGCGATAAGAGCCGGCCATGAGCGCCACGAAGGCGCGAGGCATGTTGTAGATGTCGTCTAGCTCCACTTCTTCGTCGGGGTAATACCGCCACCGGATCAGGATGATCTGCGCGAGGTTCAGTCCTGATGCTGCCGCGTCGTTGTCTTCATCCGCGAAACGGACGATCTCAGCAGCCGACCAGGCAATAAGGTCCGCGAGCTGGAGGTCGTCGTCCTCGTGAAGGATGTGCAGGTGCCGCTTCATCTCTTCGACCGTCAGGGGCATTTTGCAGCATCCTTACCCGGGCGCCCGGCTTTCGCCGCGAGCTGCCAGCCGCTGTCCGGAGCGCCCGGCTTCAGGCCCTTCGGCTCGTTGCAGTGCCATAGGCTCCCTGCCCAGGTGACCAGGTCGGCCGCCTCGTAGGGCTCGCCTTCCTTAAATACGCCGCGATAAATCGGAACGGGGAAGGTCACGTCGAACTCAGCTTCCCCCGCGTCGCGCTTGAGCAGGAAACGCACAGTGCGTTCGCCGATCTGCTCAACCTGTAGGTCATCGAAGCCCAAGCCGTCGCGGCCGGGTTCACCATCCTTGCCGTTGACCAGGCCGAGGCTCTTGGTCCGACCGTCGGTCATCACCAGGATCAGATGGCCTTCGGCGTCACGCAGCGCGTCGGCGAGCCCGATCCCGTCTTTGCCAGGGTCGCCGGCTTTCGGAGCAGGAAGGGCCGCCACAGCTGCACTCACAGCCGTTTCAATTCTGGTGACGACTTCCCCCATGTCCACGTCACGGCCCGGTTCGCCGGGCTCACCCTTTTCCGCTGGTGGCAGGGATGAAACGGCATCACCGATCATCCGGCGCACAGCATCCATATCGACTTCGCCCGGTGCGCCGGGTTCCCCAGGCCGACCCGGTTCGCCAGGCTCACCCTTCTCGAGCAATGGCATCTCCCGCTTTTCGAGCGCGTCGATCCGCAGAAGGAGGGGCCCAGTAGCTTCGCGCACGGCGACCGCGACCACTTCGGCGATGTCCTCGATTTCAAGCATTCAGGCGCTCCCGGACACGCTTCTCGAGCAAGGCCATGTTCGCGGCGCGCTGCTGCGCTCGTTCGGCGTCGGTGGGTTCGTCGTCGTTGGCTGGGGCGGAGGGCGCAGGGGCGGCCGACCCGAACGGGTCGTCCTGCGCATCGCGCTTGGCCAGTGCCGCCAGCGAGTAGTTCTGCTGCTGTACCATCGGGCTTTTGCCGCCTGGCACCGGCTTCTTATCGAGCTTGGCGCGCTGCTCATCAGGCGAGAGGATCCCGGCGCTGTCCTTGAGAACTTGCATCTGGGTGACGCTGTCCATGCGGAGCAGGTTTTCGGTGTCGAATTCGGTTCCTAACTTCTCGCCGGTTGCAAGACCCTCATCGAGGCACAGTTCCGCCGCCTCAATCAGCGACTGCAGGCACTGGCTGTAGTACTCGACGTTAAGGGCCTGGACGTTGTTGTAGCTGGGCAGGGCGCCCACGCCGATCTTGTATGGGGGCACATGGAAGGTCGAACAGACGACTTCCGAAGTCCACTTCAGTTGCTCAATCAGCTGGGCTTCGACCGCGTTGGTGGCGAGTGGCACATATTGCAGGCCATCACCCAGAACGGCAATCTTACCCGCATTGTCCCCGGTGAAGTTGGTATCCCAATAAGTCTTTAGCCGGGTGGCATTGTCGGGATCGATACGACCTGGGGCGACTAGCAGACCGCCAGGTTTGGATGCATTGCCGAAGAAGTTGGCACTGTTGTTCTGGATTCGAAGGCCCTGCGTTGCGGCGAGGCCGTTGGCGTATATCGGGGAGATGCCCACCATCGGATGAAACAGGCAATTGAAGCGGTCGTGGATGATCTCGCTCGCGGGAACGATAACCACGTCATCCTGCAGCGATGCCAAGTTGTCGGCTTTGAGCTCGTAATAGACCGCGCCGGCCGGCGTCAGCAGTGGACGCACGCGGGTCGGATCAAGCACATAAAGCGCCGTCACCACGTTCCGGTTGTCGCGCTGCTTCAGGACGTAGGTGTTGCCGCGCGCGAGCTTCGACAAGATCCAGCTTTCCCAGAACTGGATACGCGTCTGATACCGGTTCGGCTTCCGCAGCACGGGCGAATAAGCCGGGTTGGCGGTCTCGCTCCAAATTCCGTCCCTGTCCTGCGCTACCAGCTTGACCCGCAGCTTCGCGATGTCGCTGGCGATCAGCGTCATGCAAGCGAAGACCGCATGGAAAGCCAGCACAGCCTGCTGGTCTACTGCGACGTTCTTTTGCCAAGCCCCGGCAAAGGGTTCGTAGATCGTGCGCCAACCACCACGGGCCTCAGGCACAGAAGCAAATGCCGCTTTTTCCCGCGTGATGGACAGCCCGAGAACGCGCATCAGCTCTTGGCCCGACCTTCAGCGATCTTGGCGAGAAGCGTCTCTGCATCCCATCCATTGAAGGGGCGCCTACCAAGTACCTTCTCGTAAAGGGCGCGCAGCTCGCCAATGTCGGGCGGAGCGTCCTCGGGGACAAGGTCGGTGGTGCTGTAGCCCAATTTCCCGAAGATTCGGGCGAACCTTGGGTCGCGCGCCTTTAGGGCTCGCGTGAAGTAGCCTTGGTGTTTCATCGGAGACCCCCGTGAAAGGAAAGCGGGCCGAGGCTTCCCCCGGCCCGCTCAGTCGACTTAGGTCGTGCCGTAAGCCGCGCTGTCGATGTACTGGACGGCGCCCGCACGACGCTTCGCCCAGTTGATGTACCGCTCAGCCCGGATGCCGATCATGTTGTGCTGCCAGAGCGAAACAAGCACCGTCGAGGCAGTAACCGGATCGCTCGGGGCGCTATCCATCTGGAGCGACGCCTCGCTGCTGACATCAAGCATCGTTTGACCATCGTCCGCGAGAAGGATCTCGCTGGCCTTCGCCAGAATGATACGTGCGCCAGCGCCCACGACGGGGTCTCCCGCGCCCGCGTTGGCAGGGATGTTTTCCGACAGCACAACCGGCAGGCCGAAGAACGTGCCGCCACTGTTCCCGTTGATCTGGATGCCGGGGAATTCCGGCTGACCCAGCGGGTTCAGCATCAGCGCCAGGCCGAGGGCCTGCATCTCCGTCATGATCCAGACGGCGCCTGCGAGGGAGAGGTTCGCGGTGATGAACTTGCCCATCAGTTCCATCACATCGGCGCGAACCGCATCAGCGTCCGTGCCGCTCGCCACCACAGGGGTCACACCATTGGTGATCGAGGCCGGGGAGACATCAGCCACCGCGGCCTTGGCAGGATCCACGAACTGGCTGTCGAGGAACTGCGCGGTCTGGGCAACGAGATCGTCGCGAACCACGCCCTCGGCAGCGGGGCTGGACGAACGCGCCAACTCGTCGGTGATGACGACGATACCCGCCGTCTTCGCCATACCGAGCGTGATCTGGTCGAACGCGAGCGCGCTGACCGGCTTCGGCTTGCCTTCGCCAACCCAACCAACCGACGAACCGCCGGTCTGACGAGGGATCTTGATGTTGAACGGCACGCGGCGCAGCCCCGGAATGCGGCCGATAATGGTTGCCGGGCGGAGCAGTTCGGCAAATTCGCCAGCCATGTTCTGGTATTCGACGAGGGGCTTCGCCCAGTCTGAATCGGTAGTGGTGCCGGCGGCTACCGCCGCCTTCAGCACCGTCTCGACCTGGGGGGTATCGTCCCACTGCTTGGCGATCTCGGCAGCCTGCATAAGATTGCCCTTGGAACGAGCCAGAGCCATCGCGTACCGCGTGAAAGCGGTGCCCTTCGGCAGGTTCGTGCCCTTGACTTCGATCCGGGTGCCGCCGCGCGACGCCGATGCGTCCGCGGCGTTGCCGCCGGCGACCGGAACTGCCTTGGCAAGCGCCACCGTCTCCATCGTCTTCAGTCGACCGATATGCTCGTCGATTTCCTTCACGTCGGCTTCGTTGCCGTCGAAGGTTTCCTTCTGCGCGGCATCGAGCGTGGCGCCTTCCTCGGCGGCCTTCTCCATGATCGCGGAGTTGGCATCGATGAGCGTCTTGCGGCGCGCTTCAAAGGCGCAAACCTGTTCTGCATAGTTCATGTGAAAATTCCCGCGAAGGGACGGCCGACGCTTCACAGCGTGGGCAATCAGGTTGGTACTACGTCGTCCGTTTGATTTTCTTGATGACGAAGGGTTTTGCCCGGTCGCGGGCAGGCGCATCCAGCTTCACGACGCGCACGGTCTTGCCGATCGCGGCAGGCTCGTCGTTCTGCGGAATTTCAGGGTCGGGAATGCCCGCCTCGTGGCGGACCTCCGCGTCGATAGCCTTGATGACGCGCATGTAGGCAGCGTCTCCCATCGACTTAACTTCGGTGATCAGAGCATCGGCGTTAGCCGGAATGGTCACCGCGCTCAGCTCGTAGACTTCGGTCTCCGAGTACCGGATGCCGCCGTTGTCCATGAAGCTGTATTCGATCGGGCGAAAGCCGACGCTCACAGCCTTTACCAGCTTCAGCTTGATGCTCTGCCAGGCTTCGTCGAGCCGGTCCTTCAACCTGCCAGGCTCGTCGCTCTTCGCCACGGTCGCTTCGAAGGCGATGCCGTCCTTCGTGGGCTTTTCGAACTTCACCGACCCAATCGGCTTATCGTGCTGGTGCTGCCACAGGAACGCCAGTGGGTTCTGGAACTTCACCCCGAGTGGGTCGATGATGTCGCCCACGCGATCGACGGTGGGTGTGGTCGCGATGCCGCGGATCACCCGGTTGTCTTCGTCGACCGACTTGATCTGCAGGAAGCTGTAAGCGCGGTTCTGCATTGCGAACCTCCTAGATAACCATGATCTGATAGTCTGGCGGCCGGGTCGCATTCATGGCCAAGGCCACGCCCAGCGCCATCGCCAGGGCCACTGCGGCATCGATCTTGTTCGTCGCTCGATCTTTGGCGAGCCAGCGGTTTTCCCAGCGGTCTTCATCGGTGACCGCCGACATGATGGCGGAAATCAGAACCGGGTTTCGCCGCAGGCGTATCCGGCCCTCAAGCATCGCTTCTTCAAGGGCCCGGAGGGAGCCTGGCATCCATAAGCCTTCCGGCTCACGCTGCGCGGCCTTGGCCGCCGCAATCATCTCCGCGGTCGGCTTGCCCTTCTTGGTGCCGCCCTGCGGGTGCTCGACAAACCGGATCGACAGCCCGAGCTTGGCGACTTCTTCCTCAAACCGGCGGAACGCATATCGGTCATACCCGACCAGGCCGATGTCGAAGTCTCGGTCGTCATCCGCCAGCGACTGCGCCACGTGATCGAACCGGATGCTCTGGCCCTGGGGCGCGTTCAGATAACCTTCGCGCGCCCAAACATCGTACGGCGCCTTATCTCGCAATGCCCGCTCGGTGATCGTATCCCCGGGTGTCCACGCATCGATCCAAGCGTCATAAGTCGGCTTGAGCACGACCTTTTTCTCGCCGTCGACCTCAACCTCCACTTCGACGCTGCCGGTCTCCACCACAGACGCCTTGGCGGTGATGTCCCGGCTCTGAGAAAGGTCGATCGCTTGAGCGATCCGCTTTCCGTGGTGAATCACCGGATCGAAGTCTGCCAAGCATGGCTCGAGGACCGCCCGTGACATCCACGCGGTATCGACATCGGTCCAGACGCAGAAGTGAAGCCGGAGAATGCCGTTGAGCTTGCCGGGTAGCGCCTTGGCCTGCGCCACTACCCCGGCCAGGTACTCTTCCGTCAGAATGGTCCCCAGCAGCGGGTTGGCCTTAACCCAGCAGCTCGGATCATTGAGGGGGTCGTCACCCGGATCTAACGCACAGACAAACGAGAACGTCGTATCGTCGATGGGCTCGCCAACATAGGCGAAGTCATCACCAGGTGTCAGCGTCCCGGCAGCCACCTTAACTGCGTGCTCGTGTTCCTCGTAGCAGATCGAGTTGCGGTCGGAGCCGCTGTTCGTGATCATCAGGAGCAATGGCTGGCGGCGAAACTTGAAGCCGCGCTCCACCATCTCCACCGCGTCCCGGTTCGGATGCTCGTGCAGCTCGTCAGCCAGACCCATGTGCGGGCGAAGGCCTGAGCCCGACTTGCCGGCGCTCCGGCTGAGCGGCCGCATGAATGACCCGCTCTTCAAATGCGCTAGGTTATAGACCCGGCCGGGGCCGCCGCTTTGCCTGATCCGGCTTGTCAGATCCGGGGATTGATCGACCATCGCGACAGCATCGCGGAACAGGATCATTGCCTGGTCGCGGTGCGCTGCAACCGGGTAGATTTCAGCACCGGGCTCCTTGTCCGCCAGCATTCCAAAGATGCCGACACCTGCTGACCAGGGCGATTTCCCGTTGCCCTTTCCTTCTTCGATGTAGGCGCGGCGGAACCGGCGTGTGCCGTCTGCCCGTTTCCAACCGAAGATCGATGCGTCCTTAAAGCACTGGCTAGGCGCTTGAATGAACGGCTTGCTTTCGAACTGACCGCCGTTGAGCCTCAGCTTCTCTTCGAAGAAGCGAATGACCCGTTTGGCCTCGTCGACGTCGAAATATAGGCCCCGCTCGTGGCCCCGCTCCAGATCATCGAGGTGGCGCTTGCAGGCGTTGCGCACATGCGGGCCGGCAGTGATCTTTCCGGCAACCACATCCAAGGCATATTGCGTGCCGCGGTCAGTCGCCGAAGAACTCGTCGGGCTCTTCGTTCTTGCCATCCGCCACCCGGTTCCGTTCGTCGGTCAGGCCGAGCTCGCTCATGTAGGCGCGCATCTGGCCATGTTTCGAAGCCGGGAACCCGGTCGTGTTGAACCGGAACTCCGACCACAATTCGCAGAAGGCGATCGCCGCGGGCTCTCGACCAGCGTCCAGCCAGAAGGCTGGCGCGATGTAACGCTTCCACGCCTTGGCCGCGTCGCCCTTCATGCCTTGTGGCATGACCGGCTTGCCGAACTCGCTGCTGGCCTTCTCTACTGCCTTGCGCGCCCTGGTTTCAGGCCCGTGGCGGGTGACGTTGGTGGTGCCGTCCACGATCCGAAGATGCGCGGGTTTCGGCTTCGCTCCTCGCGTCGCCATAATGGAACTCTCCAGACTTCAATCTGCAATTGCAAAAATGTTGGAACCGCAGCGGTGTCCGTTGATCGCGCTTCCCATTCAGGAATACCCCCCACCCTATGAACGGGCGGGGTCGACCTCGATCTCGATGCCGCACCCGATGACGAAGGCGGCGAGCTTCAGCACTTGGCGGCCCAGCCACATGCGAACCGCGGCTACCTGCACCCCGTCATCCGGATCTGCAGCGTCAGGCTGCGAACAGCTTCGCTCATTGGTAGATCGATCATGTTGTTCAGGCGGGCCATCCGTCGTTCCCTATCGATGTGCGCACGCGATGGCCGAACACCTTGGCGGTCTCGACCTTGTCGCAGTCGGCGCACAAGTTCTCGGTGTTCTCGTCCGTGTCTGGGCCACCGTGCGCCAGTGGGATTTTGTGGTTCACGACGGTCGCGGTGCGGACGATGCCCTTGGCCCGGCAGTGCCCGCATAGGTAGTTGGTGCGCGCGAGCCGGCGCTTCCTCAGCTCCTGGCCTTTGCGGCCGCGGATGCGCGTACCCACCGAGGACATTCGGCCCATCAGAACAGTGTCACCAGCGAACGACGCGGGGCTTTGATGGCTACTTGAAGACCTTAGCCAGCCACTGACCATCGGGCCGTAGATCGCCTTTTGCGGCGGTGGCTAGAGCTGGAAGGCCAATTGCCATATCAGCGACCATCACGTTGGCGGTAGCCCAAGGTGTGGCGGGAGAGAACATGGATCATCAAAGTCTTTCGAACGTCTTGGGAATCCTGCGCCTGATCAAGGCGGGCAACTCGCATGAAAGCACCCTGGAATTGCTGCAAAAGTGGACCGGAAAAAGGTCAAACGAGGCTCTAATTTTGAAGTCTGCTTCATTTGTTATGGAGCAGATTGACAATGCTACTGTTGTTATCAACGAAAGCAATCTTGTTGTTGAAGCAAAGGAGGGGGTTCTTCAGACACTTCAGGCTCTGAAAACCACCTTTTCGCTTAGCGGGATCCATAGTTCACCCACGCAATACCTCGGAAGCGTGTCAGGCGCGATATCCAACTTTGTGATCCTGCTAAGCGCCAGCAAAATCGAAACTGACATAAAGGTGCCGGACGAAGCCGTCGCTCTGGCCGAAGAGGTTGAAGCCCTTATCACCCAGTTCGATGATGAAGATATCGACCCTGTAGTCCGCTCGATTGCGAGGAGGCACTTAGGTGCTCTCTCTACTTTGCTCCGTCATTTGCCAATATTTGGCCTAGAGGCGGCCATGGCCACTTACTTCGAAATGATTATCCGACTTCGGCGAGCGCAAACAGACACTACGCAGAAGTCTCAGAAAAAGATGACCGCCCTATTCCAACGTATGGAAGAATGGAAGGGCAGGTTTGAGACCATTGACAAGATTTGGAACATGGGAGCCCGGTGGCTTGGTAAAGCGGAAGAAACGATTTCGCCATTTTTAACATACTTACCTTAGCGATATGCCGTCTCATCACGGTCCAACGGGAAGGCATATTTGCCGAACCATCTGGTGCGTGGTGTGTTTTGACGAAGCGGACGGGGTGGAACTTCGCCTTACGATGCTTGACGGGTTCGCGCCGAATCTGTCGATCAAGGTGCCTCAGCGCATTGCGGTAGCAGACCCCCGGGAAGCGCGGCTTCTCCAGTTGGTGGCGAGGGTGGCTACGCCCAATTGGGCCGGCTCTGCCTCTCGCCTTGGCCGTTATGCGGCCTTCGTCACTTCAGACAACGGCGCTGATACCGCAAATGGCTCGATGTCGCAAGCTTCGATCTTCAATTCGAAGCCTTTGTCGTCGAAGACGATCGCCAACTCTTTCCGTCCGATCTTGTGGACTGTAGCGGTAAGCCCTCCGAATGCGGGATCCAACACACGAACACGTTGACCCAGCACATATGCACGGCTCCGATTTGCTCGCCCAGCAGGCCGTTTCGACTTTTTCCGGCGCGCTCGTTCTTTGGCGGCTCTCTCCTCCTGCTGAAGGAACTCCTGCCACTCCACGGCCAACTGAGCCTCGTGATCCCGAAGTGGCTGGAGGCTGGCATCTGACACCTGCGCAACGCCTTCGCCGAGTGGCATGAGCCGGAAGGCGGGGTGAACACTCACAGACGCATGCTGAAGGCGAAGTAGATCCTGCAAGTGCCAAGCCGCCGCAAACGCGTAAGTCGGAAAAACTGCCGCACTGATGTCCTTATACTTGGTCGAGCGAGGGAGGCGCCGCCGTCGCAAGGCCGTTGGTGTCCAAACTTCGAACCCGGCCTCGCAAAGTGATCGAACTACCGACAGGGTACGCGGGCCGGCCATTTGGAGAATACACCACTTCATCAACCAGGCTCCCGCTGCGCTTGAACAATATCGGCCCAGTCGCAGCCAACCTCTGGGGGAATGTGAACCTGGACGCGCAGGCCCAATCGGCCTGCGAGCCTACTGGCAAGCCTGTAGGCCGCTGCCTGCCCTCCGAACTTCGGATCGTTGTCGCCGAAGATCAGGACTTCTTGGACGGTCGATGGAGGCGCCCATTTCTCGAGCATGGTCGCATTGATCGCGCTCCAGACCGGGACGCTGAACCGATGTGCAGCCGCAAAGGCCGTCTCGATGCCCTCGGCGATACCCAGGCGCTCACCATGGACCGCAGATAGGCGCACTGCGGCGCCTTCCTTTAGCTTCCCGGGCATCATCGCACGGGGGTCGTCCATGTCCGCTTTCCCGTTCGGCCCAAGGAATGTGCGGTGGATGCTGAGGGGCTCGTTCTCAGCCGACATCACCATCGCCAAAAGAGCGGGCCGGAAGGCTCCATCGGGTGACGGACATCGCGGCGTGTATCGGAGGCAGTTGGGCAAAGTGGCTGGGATCGCCCCTCTACCAGACAGGTAGCGAAAGGCTGGATCTCCTAAGACGAGCGGCATGGCCCCTTGCCAGAGGTCATTCAGCAGCCGCCGTTGCACCCCTTCGTCTACCTGGCGCCTTGTGGCTTCAACTTCGACGTTCCCGACTACCGCGTCGATCTCTCTCGCCGCGGTGGCGAAGTCCCAGCCATTGACACCCATTAGCAGATCAAAGCCGTTACCGGCGCCGCACTGGTTGCAGATGAAGCCGCCATTGCCGTGCTGATTGTCCCACCGGAAGCGATCGGTGCCGCCGCACATGGGGCAGGGGCCGTGCTTGCCCGTCAGAAAGCGGTCCTCGAGCCCTAGTGACATAAGCACGCCGCGCCATTTGCCGCGTGCGGCGTCGATGGTCTTGCGCCTCACGATGCTGCCCTCCGCGCAGAGGGACTAGCTTTCAGCCCAGCGGCGTATGCAATTCGCCGGGACTTTTCGTAGGACTTGAACTCAGGCGTGGGCTTCTTTTCGATGTGGATCAGATCGACGGGCCATACGCCAAACTTGGCCCTATAAAGCGCTTTGGCGAACTTTCGGCCCTTCTGCCGTTCGCGATCCACGAACAACGCCATTGACCAGAATTCCTGCTTCTCAACGCGTGTGAAGCGCTTGCGGCCGGGCTTCCATTCGACGAGCTCGCCTTCCTCGGCCTCAATGTCGCACTGTCGCTCAGGCTTAAAGCCGCATGACGGGCAAACCGACACCATCGGCGGCTTGAGCACGCCGCACCCCTTGCACTCTCGCGGCATGGGTTCGTCGCGTTCTTTACGGGTTGCAGGCCGCTTATCGCCATTGCTGAGCAGGCGGTCGTGACGAATGTCTGTGACGAAACCCAGCCGCGCGTGATTATCGGCATGATCGAGGATCAAGCAATCGTCTTTACCGGGTGCGGTGCGCAGACCGCGCCCAATGCACTGGACGAACAGCATTTCGGACTTCGTAGGCCGCGCCATTACGATGCAGCGGATGTCGGCGTCCACGCCAGTTGTCAGCGTGCCCACGTTGACGATCCCGGCGATCTCACCACGGGCCAGACGAGCAAACAGCAGCTTGCGCTCGATCAGATCGACCCGGGCATCGCAGTAGCCCATGGCAATGCCCGCAGCTTCGAACTTGTCCTGGATCTGACGCGCATGGGCCAGGTTCACCGCGAACACTAACGTCGGCCGCCCTCGACCTCGCCTCAGCCATGTGTCGACCACATCGGCAACCAAGCGACTATCGCCCATGACCTCGGCGAGCTGCCCTTCATCGTAATCGCCCTTCACGGTTTTTACGCTGGACAGATCCGGGTGCGACGGCGCGAACACACGGAAAGGCGAAAGGTAGCCGGCGCCGATAAGCTCCTGCATCCGCACAGGGATCACCAGGTCGTCCCACTGTTCGGCCATACCGCGTGCCCAGGGCGTAGCGGACAGGCCGATGAACAGCGTGTCGGGGCAATCCCGCATCCAGTTCCGGATCACATCGAAGCGCAGATGGCATTCGTCCACGACCACGATGTCGGCTTCGGGAATGAAGCGCCGTGCGATCGTCTGTACAGAAGCGATCTGGACGGCCGCGCCGTAGTGGGTCCGCGGATGATTGGCCTGAAGAACCCCTAGGTCGTAGATGCCTTCGTTCTCGAATGCCTCTAGAGTCTGGTCGACCAAGCTGATCGCGGGAACGGTGAAGCAGACACGCTTCCCTCGGATCAGAGCGCCATTGACAATCTCTGCCGCGATCCTGGTCTTGCCTGCACCCGTTGGTAGCTCCAGCACCGTGCGCCTGCGCCCTGCCAGGTAAGAAGTTCTGAGCATGGACATGGCAAGCCGCTGGTGATCTCGCAGCGGGCGGGCTTCGAAGGCATCGTGCGCGAACAGGGGAACAGCGCTCATCGGCCGCTCCCATCGATCACACGAAAGGATCTATCGCTCTCTAACCTCTCCTCTAGGTCACTACCGACTTGGTAGAGGTTAGAGTTAAGACGCGCATCGTTGCCATTTTGTTCAACTCCTGCTGAACATGTGTTGGACGTTTGCTGATTGGCACGAGCCGCAGCAGAGGCCTTGCCTGCAGCCCGACGTTTCTCGACCACACCTTTGCGACGATCGATCTCGGCGATCATGTCGGGTGCGGTAATGAACCCACCTGCTGCAGTGAAATGCTGAAGGACCGCGTCCCGCGCCTCCTGCCATTGCTTTGAGCTGAGCCGGAGATTTCGCGAGAGCCACTTACCGTTGTCACGAAGGCGCCCATCGTTCTCCCACAGCAGGATGCTGAGGTAGACGAACGCGCTGTGCTCAATATGCGACATAGTGCTGGTCGCAGCTCGGTGCCGTTCCAGGTAGAGCGGCATCCAGAGACTGACGTTGGGGGGCGGCTCAGTTTTCATCTGGGCGCTCACGCCACAAAAGCTCAATCGCCTCTTGCGACGCTGTTTGGATAATCGAAGCCTGCTCACTTGGGTCACTGGTGAGCGAGCCAACCAAGCGGGCGATTGCCTGCCTGGTTTTGTCGATGTCGGGCCGTAAGGTCATGACGCCGCAACCTGGAAGGCTCGCTCGAGGTCGCTCTTTCGATAGAAGAGTTTTCGACCCTTGCGGATGACCGGAAGCTCGCCGCTCTCGGTCATTCGATACACAGTTCGAGCCTTGATCCCGATGAACCCTGCGGCAGCCGCCGCGCCTTCGAGCAAGTCCTCTGAAAGGGGTTGCATGTTGCATCCTTTTCCGTTTATTACCTGTGAAAACCTCCTAAGGAAGCTTTCTCAGGATGGATGCCACCGATGTCGTTGCGGCGCAAGGGCCTGCGCAAACTTTCTCAGGTTCGGGAAAAGAAGGAATTGACCTTTAAGTGACTTGGACTTTCGCACAACTGGAGTCTAGCTTGGCGCACTGGCATCAGATTGCTGATGACAAGCGAACGGCTTTCCAGGCCCGATTGAAGAACTTCCACAAGCTAAACTATCCACCTGATCGCAGCTCTTCGAAAGGTAAGCCTAGTCTATACGACGAAGGGCTGGCTTTGCAGATGGCACTAGCTTTGGAAGTAACCCAGCTTGGCATCCCGCCTGATTTAGCTGTAAAGATGCTTACAGAGAATGACGTCGTCGTGCGAATGGCTGCCCGCCAAGCGGCCAACGAATGGTTGGCTGCGCACGAGGAACGCGCGGCCGAAGGTCGAAGCATATACTTGTATTTCGACCCTTCCCCATTGGCGTCGTTGAGAAAGGAGAGCGAGTTACAGGGGCATCTCGATCCTACCGAGTCGTTCTTTTATGGAGCCATCGCCGACGTCCAGAACCTGCTACAAAGTAAAAGGCGTGGTTACGAGCGGATGGCCTTGGTCAACCTGACAAAGGTGGTGATTTACACCGGAATAATTCTCTTACCGGCGTCGGAGTCTGGAATTTCGGAGGAGTTCGTCAACTTCATACGTGCTGTTTCATCCTGGGGTGAAGGCGGTGAAGTGACTCGGCCTGCGGCACTAGCGATCCGGCGGAAACTGGCACGAAAGGCGGGCGTGACAGAGGACGAATTCATGGAGGCGGTCCGCAAGCTCGCTGATGAGGATGCAGAGGAAGCCAGTTATGTCGATCCGGAAGCGTGAATGGACGACACCGAAGGGTGAGCAGAAAGCCGCCTGGCTGGTCGACTACCGTGATAGCGGAGGACGGCGCCGCGCTAAGCAGTTCGCCCGCAAGAAGGACGCTGATGCGTTCGAGTCCCAAGCTGGCTGGGAGGTCCGTCAGGGCACGCATACCGCGGATAGTCAGAGCATCACCGTCGAGCGGGCGGCCGAACTGTGGCTGGCGCGCGGCCGGCGAGAGGATCTCGAGCAATCGACACTGGACGCTTATGGCCAGCACGTCGCGCTGCACATTTGCCCGCAGATAGGGGCGAAGCGGCTGAACCAACTCACGAAGCCAGCAATCGAGGAATATCGCGACTGGCTGCTCGATAACGGTCGCTCCCGGGCCATGGCGAAGCGCGTGCTCCGCTCGCTCACTTCGATCCTGAAAGAGGCGCAGCGGGTGGGCTACGTGGCCCAGAACGTCGCGCAGGGCGTGACCGTAAAGCGATCAGGCCGTGACAAGAAAATCGCCACCCCACCGAGCAAGGAGCACATGCGGCTGCTGATCAAGGCGACCGCCGCGGACGGCGCAAAGCCGATCGACAAACCGCTGTTGCTTGTGTTGCTGTTCGCTGGCCTCCGCGCCTCGGAAGTGCGGGCGCTGCCTTGGCGGAACGTGGACCTCCGCAAAGGCACATTGACGGTCGATCAGCGCGCTGACTTCCGGAACCACATCGGCCCGCCAAAGTCTGCGAGCGGCTTTCGCACCATCTCGGTTCCGCCACTGGTCGTGGCTGAGCTGCGCAAGTGGAAGCTCCGCTGTCCGCCCTCTGCGCTCGACTTGGTCTTTCCAAGCGAGGCCGGGAGCCCAATCTTTCACGCGAACCTCGTGGTTCGCTTTCAGGAACCGCTGCAGATCGCCGCCGGCGTTTGCCGGCAAAAGACGATCGGCGGCAAGCCAGTCACTGATGACGACGGTAAACCGATCATAGAAGGGCTCTACAGCCTCCACGACTTCCGGCACGCCGCGGCCTCTCTTTGGATCGAGCAGCGGATACCACCGAAGAAGGTGCAGACCTGGATGGGCCATCACTCGATCCAGCTGACGTTCGACACCTACGGCCACCTGTTTGCAGCTATCGAGGACGACGCAACGACCATGGCGTCGCTCGAGGCGAGCGTGATGGGCACGAGCGAAGAAGCTGCTGCATGAGGCGGCACCTATTGGGAGACGACATTTGGATTACCCGCTGAGCAAGACCCAGATCATCTGGGACCACGACGACCCGGAAGGGCACCCGCCGGCCAGGCTCTGCCTGCATAAGAAGGAAGACGACCGCCGTTATAGCGCCTCGTGGGGTGCCTGCGACGCCGAATTCTTGGCAGCCAGCGATGCTGAGCGGGTCAACATGCTGATGCTCCAGTTCGTGCACATGACGGTCGTGGGCGGCATCAACGCGCGCGAGCTGCACGCCACCTTCATGGACATTCCGGAGTATCGGAGGGCGCTTGCTAGCGCGGGGTCGATCGATCCAGCGCTCGTGGACGATTGGCCCTCAATGCAACACTGATGCAACATGGGTGCCGAGCGCTGCAGATTTCTGCGCCCTCGTGACGGACTCTGAATCCGTTTATCGTGGTTCGAATCCACGCGGGGCATCCAGGACCTCTCCCGCTGTTTCAGGTCGCCACGTGCGACCGGGAGGTCGAGAAGGCTCGCAGTTAAAGCCAATCTTAGTGG